GAGTACTGACGCCACCCACGGTTGCGCCGACCGCTGCGCCGCGTGCGCCGTCGGTGAGCATGCCGCCAAACGTGTCAGCATCCGATCCGGTCGCGCCGCTCACGCCGCCGTAGACTGCACCGGCCGCAGCAGCCTGGCCCGCGCGCGGCAGGACCCCGGCCACGCCCTTGGCTGCCGACGCGGTGCGCAGTGCGCCCGGCAGCAGGCCGCCCACCGGCAGGGTGGCCACGATGCCGCCGCCAACCTCGCCAGTCATATTCATCAGCGGACTGGCTTCCTTGTACGCGGCGTTTTCCTGGGCGAGCCGTGCCTTACCCGCTTCGGCGTCGCTCACCAGCCACTGGCCTGCCCGGCCGACAACCGAGACCGGCTTTTTGCCGGTGACGAGGCTCGACAGAGTGGGCGTCGACGTCATGTCGTCCAGTGCGACCAGCCCCTTGCCGGCGAGGCGTTGCGCGCCGAGCACGATATTGCCGAAGCCCAGGCCGGCGCCGGCCGCAAGGCCAGCGATGCCGTCGACGACAGCATTCCCACCGTCAGCGCGCGTCGGCGAGGCGAGGGGTTTCGCGCTGGCCAGGTCGAACCCGCCGCCGGCAGGCTTCGCTGTGGATAAGTCGAATGGCATCAGCGCACCTCCTCGTGTTGTTTGCCGTCAGGGCTGACATAGGCCTGGTTGCCCCGCGCGTCTACCATCAGCGTCCAGCCCCGGGCGTTCTGGGGCGGGCGTGCGGCGGCAGCCGGTTGGGTACCGGCGCCGGCGTCGCGGCCGGGTGCGGTCTGCCCCATGTCCTGGATGATCACCTCGGGGCGGAGCTTGTAGGTCTCGGCCTGGTTGCGGTAGCTTGCGTCGATCTTTTGCTGCTGGGTCTGCGCGGCACCGTAAATTTGCTTCGTGATATTGCGGAAGTCGGCCACCTGCTGCGCGGTCAGGACCTTCCCGTATTTCATGGTGTTGACGTAGTTCGTCATCCGGTCGATCGCCCCCGTGGCGGCCAGGGCCATGCCCAGCTCCGACTCGCGCACCACCGAGCCCGGGTCGAGCAGCTTCATGAACTTGGTGGCGGCAGCCAGCGTTGCGGCGGGCGACGTCGTGGCCTTTTCGAGCGTCGAACTGATCTGCTGGTACGCGTCACCGACTTCCTTGAAGCCTTTCGACTGCGCGCGGTAATCGTCGGCCAGTTTCATCTCCGTCGACTGGTCGCGCTGAATCCGAGCGGCGTCTCGCGTCGCCGCCGCCACGTCGCGCGTCGCTGCGGCGTTGTCCCTCGATGCGGCGACGGTCGCGGCGTTGTTCGCGCGCGAAGTCGCATTGTTGGCCACGGTATTGGCATCGGGCGCAATGAAGCCCATGCTGTCCTTCGCCTTCATTACCTGCTGCAAAGTGCCGAGCGCCCACTGGTTCAGGCTTTTGGCATCGTCTGGCAGCCCGTCCAATTCCGCGAGCTTAGCTTGGTAGATATCGGGAGAGATGATCTTGCTGTGCGCGGCGGCGGCCAGGCCGCTGCGGATTTGTTTCTGTGTCACGCCAGGGTTTTTCGCCCAGGCGGAGGCCAGCTGGCCCGCCATCTCGAACTGGTGGGACGCGGCCTCGAGGTCGGTCTTCTTGGCGTCCGCCTTGCTCTTGTCCGCCAGGGCCTGATCCTTGTCCAGGTCCACGAACGTTTTCTGCAGCCCGGGAATGCGAGAGCCCAGACCAGCTGCCGCTACGTCGCCGAAGAGCTGGTTGCGGTTCAGTGCGCCGTCGGCGCCGACGGCGCGCTTGTAGGCTTGGTTCAGGGCATTCGTGTCGGTCACTTCGCGTTGCTTTTCTCCAAACATCATGTCGGCGAGCCGGTTCTGGCTCATCGCGGCTCGAGCCTGCTGGAATTGCCCGAACTGCTCGAGCGGGTTCGCGAGCTGGAGTGGCCTGACGTTCAGTGCGATGCTGGAATCGATTCCCATGCTTACCATCCGTTCTGTGAAATCATCGACCCGAGCGGGTCGGCGCTGCTATTGGCGATGCTCAGCTGATTCTGGCGAGCGAGTTGGCTCATCAGCTGGTTATTCTGCGAATAGCCCATGTACTGCCCGATCCCGTTGGTGATCGCGTTCGCGGTCCCCACGTAGGCGGACGCCCGTGCGTTGCCCGCCCCGATCAGGTTGTTCTGGATCGAGTTCGACGCGTTCTGGCCCGAGCTCGCGATCGTGCCGTATGCGTTCTGGCTGGCCTGGCCCATCTGGTTCGTGGCGGCCTGGCCCACGCCCGCCAACGACGCAAGCCGGTTGAACTGGTTGGACTGGTTGTTGTTGAAGCGGTTATAGGCGTTGTTGTACTCGTCCGACGCCACGCCCTGGCTGTAGCGCGTGAGCGCCTTCGCGGCCGCGCCAGACAGCAGCCCGCCGCGCGCCGCCGCCGAACGCTCGATTGCCTGCGTGCCTTGATTCAGGCGGAACTGGTAGCCCGGGTCTTCCTGGAAGTCGGACGCTTTGAAGTTTTGCAGGAATTGGCCACCCGCCTGCGTGCCGGCCGCCAGCTGGGCGAGCGCGTCCTTCCCGGCGGCTAGCCACGGCGCCTGGTCGATGCGCTGCTGCTGGAGCATGGCCAGCTGGTCGGCGCGCGTTTGGTCAGCCTGGCGGGCGGATTCCCTGTTTGCAGAGTCAGCGGACTTCGACTGCTTGTTGGCGGCGCTGTTCGCGGCCACTCCGCCTACGATGGCGCCTCCTACGATTGCTGCTGCTACCATGATTCACTCTCCCAGCCATTTGCTGTAGTAGGTTTCGACCGGCGCCGCGCCGATCCGCTTGAACAGCGCGCTTGCGTCGGCCTGGATTTTCGAGCCCATGAACCAGCGCTGCACGCCGCGGCGGCGCAGCTCGGCTTCGACGAAGCGGAACATGCGTACGCCGGCGCTGCCGACGCGCTTGTCCTGCCGCACGTAGAAGATGTCCATCGTGCAGGTCAGGCAGGTGCTGTAGTGCAGGCCCGGGGCGATGAAGCCGATGAAGTAGCCGACCAGCTCGCCGGCGTCGCGCAGCGTGACGAAGATCAGGCCGCCGCTGCGCTCGCGCTCGATGTACACGTGGTACTGCGGGGCCAGCGGCACCTTGTCCTGGTTCAGGGCGAGCTCGCGGTAGTGCAGCGGCAGCAGCACCTGCAGCTCCTCGAGCTGCCGTTCGAACGATTCGACGTGGCAGGTAATCATCGGCTGGTCCTGATGTCGACGATCATGTGGATCCGGTCGTCGGCGCTGTTGTTGATAACTTCGTGCTCCTGGCTGTTGTCGAACCACCAGGCCTCGCCGGTCGCCATGTAGGTCTGCTCTTCGCCGGCGCGGAACACCACGCCCGGCTGGCTCTGCAGCACGATGTGGAAGCGGCTGTAATATTCGGTGTGCGAGGCGGTGTCGGCGTGCGGATAGATCACTCCGCCCGGGGCGATCTTGTTGATCATCACGCGGCCGAGGCGCTCACCGCCGACGTAGGCCATCAGGTTCATCACCAGCGGGCGCGCTTCCGGCAGCAGCTTGTACGCGGGGTAATCGACGTTCTCATGCTGGTCGTAGCTGGTCACGTGCTTCTGCAGCTCCGCCTCGGTCTCGTGCACGGACTTGACCGGGAAGCGCAGCATGATTGACTCGATCTGCGCGAACGGCCCCTGGGGATAGTCCCGCAGGTAGGTGTCCTCCTTCCAGAGGTCGGGCCGGCGCTTGATCGCCAGCAGCAGCGGCGTGATGTCGATGCCGCAGGTCAGGCGTTGGAAATTCTTCATGGTTTTGTCTCTCCGCTGTTATTCGTCGCCGCTGTACACGCCATACCGGCTGGCGGACAGCATCGGGTAGGGCATCACGGTTTCTGGGATCGTCAGGTTGCTGCGTTTCAGCAATTTGCGCGCCTTGATGCCGAGCCTGGCGATGTCGCCCCGTGCCGGCAGCGAGAATGTCGTCAGCAATACCTCGGCAAGCGAGTAGCGCAGCGCTGGCTCGTACAGGGCCGGCAGGTTGACTGGGTCGGCCAGGCTCCCGAACGGTGCCAGCACAAACGGCGCTTCCGGGGCACAGGTCTCGTTGGCCTGCCACTGGACGATGATGTCGTTCAGGGCGGCGAGGGCGTCGGCGGCATCTTCGGCCGGAGCCGTCTCGCCAGCCGCGATCACGCCGGCGTCCTTCATGGCGCGGTTGATGATGTCGCCGACGGCGGTCATTCGATTTCCTTGCGTTTTTTGGCAGTACGCTCGGTCGGCGCTTCGCCGGCGGAGGCGAAGCCGGCTGCGCGCGCCTGCTGCTCCTGGTCCTCGTCATGCACGATCGACAGCTCGGCTGCGACGTCGCCGCCTTGGTACAGGGCCTTCGGGTATTCTTTGAACATGAGTATCTCGCTGGTTGGCCCCGGCCTGTGACAGCCGGGGCGGTTTCGGATCCGGTTGCCCGGGTTAGTTGCTCAGGATGCGAGCGGCCAGCTGGGCGCGCAGCGTCTTGTAGCCGTACAGCACGTCGATACGGCACGGCAGGCGGTCCGTGTTGATGTCGTACTGGCGCACGATGCGCATCGAGATCCCGTCGAACACTTCGCGCGACGCGAAGTCCACACCCTTCGGCATGATCAGGTCGGCCGTGGCGAAGGTGAACGCATCCTTGTGGTAGGCCAGCGATGGGCGGTACACCTGGCCGGCGCCGCCGACCTTGGTGATCGCCACGCCGTTGGCGATGCCGGTGGCGATGACGTTCTGGGTACCGCCGCTGGTGGACACGGCCGGCGAGACGTTGATGGTGCCGGCGCCGCCAGCGTAGTCGGCGGTCACGACGAACGGCTGCAGCGCGCCGGTATCGACCTTGGTTTCCGGGTGCACGCGGTTGCAGCCAGCGAAGGTGATGATGTCGCCGCGCTTGAAGGTATTCGCGCCGACGGCCACGACCACCTGCGAGCCGGCCAGCACTGCGCCGTTGACCGTGTAGCCGGTCGCCGAGGCGGCCGAGCCGGTCGCCTGCGCCGGGATCAGCGTGTTCTCGTAGATGTCGCCGAAGCCGGCCGTGCGTCCGACCTTACCCTCGCGGTACTGCTTCGAGATCTCGGCGCTGTCCTGGAACAGACCCTTAAGGCCGTCGACCAGGTCGAGGTTGTCCTGGGTGTTGAGCAGCAGCGAACGCTTGTCGCCGGGGGCCAGGTTGTCGACCAGCACCTTGCGCGCGGCCAGCGCCTTGTTCAGGCTGATTGCCTGGCCGATGTTGTTGACGTTGTTGTAGACGTCCAGGGCCATGTTCAGCGCGTCGGCTTCCATGGTCGCGGCCAGCACCGACATCGCCGGTTCGATGATGCGCGTGCTGAAGTCGTCGAGCGACAGGGTCAGCTCTGCGGAGCTGAAGTTCACGTCTACGCCTTTCTGGGCAGTGACGGACAGCGGGACGAACTGCTCGTTGGTGTCCTGGGCGCTCAGGTTTGGGCCGTTGCGGACCACATACTGGTTCGGCAGGCGGACCTTCAGCGTGTCGCCGATCTTCGCGCCTTCTTGGGCGAACGACTCGTCGTACTGGCGGTTGATCGAGCCGATGAAGCTCAGTTTCTGGTGCAGGATCGCCAGGGACTTGCGGGAGATCTGAACCGGGGTAAGGAGTGCGTTTGGCATGCTGTTCTTTCAAAGAGGGGTGCCGCCCGGGGGCGGCGAGATGGTTTGGGTTAGCGGCGCCGGGTCCGTTCCTGTTCCTTGCGCATCCAGGTATCGATATCGTCGTCGTCGCTCGGCAGGGCAGAGGCCGACGCTTTACCGCGGGTGCCAACAGGGTTGATCGGTTCAGGCGCCTTGCTTGGTGTCGCTTTGGGACGGGCGGCCAGTTCGGTTTCGATGCGCACCAGCTCACGCGCCGCCTTGACCGGGCTGAGCGCCGCGATCTGGGCGGCCTGCGCCGGGTTCTTGCCGAGGAAGTAGGCAACGTCCGCGCCCAAGTCGCTTTCCGTGATGAACTCGGCCATGCTTTCGTTGATGCGCAGCGCCGGATTGCCGACCACGGTGTGAAAGTCCGCATAGCGCTCCGCGGCCTTCTCCGACTGTTCAGCAAAGCGGTCGTTGCGCTCGTCGACCACATCGGCCTGCCTGCGTTGCTCGATCCGTTCGGCAGCGAGGCGCTCAGCGCGGTGCTCGATCTGCGCCGCCAGATATTCCTCGTCGTCGGCGAAGGCTTCGCGTTTCGGCTCGACCTTGAGCGCCGCGCTCTGTTGCTGCTCGCGCAGCTGCTGCTCGACGCGGCGATGCACGCGGCGCTCTTCCTTGAGCAACCGCTTCTGGACCAGCGCGTCGACTTCGGCTTGCGTGAAAGTCTTTTCCGGCTGTTCCGCCTGCTTGTTTTCCACCTCACCGGTCGCGGCAGTCGCGCCCGGGATGTTTGCCGCGGCATTTTCGTCTGCCGGTGGGACGGTTGCTACTGGGGGCTGCTGGGTTTGCTCTTCAACGAACATGGTCTTGCTCCACAAGGGGACTCGGTGTTGCCGCACCGATACGGCTTATTGCTGATCCTGCCCAGGCACAAAAAAGCCCGCATCGGCGGGCTGTTGGTCTGGCTGTTGTTCTGGCCACTGCTCGGGCACTTGCTCGAGCAGCGGAAGGTCGGACGGCGGGTTGGTCAGCTCGAACCCAGGTTGAAGGTACGAGTCGTCTGCCGGCGGCATCTGCCGGCCCTCCGGTTCCAGCTCCTGCATCGGCGCGGACAGCGCCTCCTGCAGTGTCTGCAACACAAGCGCCTGCACCTGCTCCGGACCCATCGCCGAGCCCACCACGTCCAGGCGCTTGGTCTCGGCTTCGTACGCCTTGATCATCAGCTCCTTCGCACGGTTGGCGGCGTCTGCCTCCAGCGTCCCAAGTTTTTCAGTGGCGTCGTTGAGCGCGGCCCCGAGCTGCTCGGTGTGCTGCTGCATCTGCTGGATCATCTGCTGGGCTTGCGGAGGCAACTGCGCTTCTCCATCGCCATCGTCCTTGCCGATCTCGGCCTGGACGGCTGGTATCAGCGTGAGCTTGAGGCGCTTGGCCATGTCGTCGGCGCCAGGCCAGTCCATGTTTTTCACCAGCAGGTCGCCGATCACCTGCCACAGCTGCGGGTTCGCCTGCGTCATGGCCGTCATTGCATCGACCGCCTCCATGCGCCGCGTCGTGAAGCTCGGGCCCGTGGTGGTGTAAACGTCGTAGGTGCCGATGTTCGGGTTGAAGATGCGCTGGATCTCGCCATCCTCGTCCGACCTGATTTCTGCCAGCGCCTGCGGGCTCTGCGGGTCGATCATCACGTTCGCCTGGGTGTCGTCCTCGCCCAGGATGCGCGCCACGCGCTTGGTGTCATACACGCGCGGAATCATGTCGAGCACAATGCGCCCGACGTGTCGCACGGCGCGCGCCAAGTTATCCACATAGTGATAGGTCGCGTTGTCGCCTTCGCGCTGGCGGGCCATGATCGCGCGTCCCGACGTCTCGTTGCTCTTCTGCCCGAGGGAGGCGTCGTACTGGCCGGTCTCGGACTTGATGTCGTCGGCCGCGCCCATGGCAATCTGGTTCAGACCGGTCTCGACCGTTGCCGGCGGCGTGCGCACCGGCGCCGGTACCGGCTGCCCGTCGCTGTCGACGTGGTTGTAGGGCAGGAACGAGTGGTTCGCAGAGTTGGCACTCTGCCAGTATTTCTCGTGCCCCTCGATCGCCTCGACAGGCGCAACCCATGGGGCTTTCGGCGCCTGCAGCACGCGCTCGACGATCGCCGACTGCGCGACGTTGTAAATGCGCTGGCTGTCCTTGGCATTGCGTACCAGGCCGCTGATATAGCTCTTGCCGTCCACCTCCCACTCGTTGCCGATCACGCGCGCAACCGGGATGTAGCGGCACGGGAATTCGCGCTCTTCCAGAATCTCCTGGCCGTTGAGCTTGCGCCACACCACCACTTCCTTCGTCGACTTGCGCATCTTGAGCGGGCGTTCGCCCTGGATCACGCCTTGCGGAAGCGGGTCGCCTTCGAACGACGTGCTGCCGTTCGCCCAAAGCAGCAGTTTCTTCGGCTTGCCCACCACTTCGAAATACTCGACCACGCGCACCTGCTTGCCAGAGAACCAGCCGCTATCCTGGGCAAACGACCAGTCGATCGGCTCGGCGTCCGGATACTGCGCTTTGAAGTCGTCTTCCTTCAGGGTCTCTTCGAAGAAGAACCACTTGCGGTCGGCGCCCGCCGGGTCCTCCGCGTCCGGATCGTCGTAGCACTTCGACCAGTCTTTCACGCGGCGGATGAAGATGTCCTGGTCGAACGAGTCCTCGCGGATATAGTCGGCCAGCACGCGGATATAACCGAGACCGTGCACGACCTGGTGCTCGGCGGAGGTGTCGTAGGCGATATCGGCGTCCGAATTCGCCTCGATGTGCCGCGCGAGACCCATCAGGATCTCTGCCGCCTCCGGGTCAGCCCGGTCGTCCGCAGGCCTGTATCGGATCGACGGGCGGTTCTGCCGGATGTCGTTCGTCACCTGGCGGATATGCTGCGGCATCTTGTTGATGGTGAGCATCGGTCGGCCCTTGCGCGAGATCTGGTCCTGCGGATCCCACTGCCACGGGTCGTCGGGGGAGGCGGCGGCGAATCGGTTGTCCTCCTTCATCTTTTCGCGGTTGTGCGTGCTGCGCTCGAGCGAGTACGCGAAGCGCTCCCTTGCGGTCGCCAGCACGTCCTCGGCCTTCTTGGCGCCTGCTTTCTCGTCTTTATTCATCCCATCCATCCTGCAGGCTCCGGTATCGTTTTGAGCGGTTTGCGCTCCCTTTTCTTCTCTTTCAGCATGAAAGACATCATCAGGGAGTCGGCCATGTTGGGCGATTTGATGCCCTTCGCACGCATTTCGTCCTTGCTGATCAGCTGGATCAGGCGCGAGCCCGACGAGCGCTTGCGCTGCTGACGTACCAGCTCGGCCTTGAGCGTGTCCAGGTCCTTGATCGACGACGACAGGCTGATCAGGTCGGCGGGGTCGAAGTACTCGCCCTTCGTGATCGCCTTGTACGTGTTCTCGAAGCGATCGCGCAGCAGCCACCAGCCCTGGGCGCGCAGGTTGCGGAACACGTCCTCGTTCTGCTTGTCGTCCTTGTACTTGCCCGGCCGCGGCGAGTCGGCCGCACCGAAGCCGTGCACTTCGGTTGCGCGGTCTCCAATGCGCTCTTTCAGCCCCACCTTCACGCCGGCGCCGACGCCGATGCTGTCGTACACGATCACGTCGGCCCGGTAGGCGAACGCCTCGTCGAAGGCAAGGGCGATCGCGTCATCGATGTCGCCGTGCGTCCAGCGCTTCACGTCCTCGACCAGCATGCCGTAGCGCTTGGTGATCGCTTTCGCGTCGCTCCCGCTGTCAGCCGGGTCGAAGCCCAGCACGCGCTCGCCGCGTGTCTTGTAGTTCAGCTTCAGGTGCGCATCGACCGCCGCGTCGATCCACTCGGCCTCGATGATCGAGTCGGTGTAGTCGGCATTGCACTCGCCCTCCCACACGTGCAGGTACTTCTTGAAGTTCGACTTCTTGTCCCGCTCCATCTCGATACGCAGCGTGTCGGGGAAGTACGGGTTGTCCCGGAACGACACCTTGCGGACGTAGATGTATTCGTCCTCGAAGTAGCCGCGCTCTTCGATCGCCTCGAGGTAGGGCGCCACGAAGCGCTGGTAGGTCGGCGCCTCCGCCTCGTTCGGGTTGAACGAAATCCAGACCTCGGACCCGGCCGCGCGCACCGTAGGCAGCAGCACGTTCCAGGTTCGTTCCGGGACCGATTCCGCTTCCTCGATCCAGACTTTCTTGTAGCCAAACTTCGACTTCAGCGATTCGATGTTGCGCGCCAGGCCGACGAACTTGAAGCACGAGCCGTTGCGCCCGTAGATCGCGGTCGCCTGGATGTCGAAGAAGCTGCGCAAGCCGAGCTTGTCGATCTTGGCGACGATCAGTGCGTAGCTGGAATCCTCGATCGAGTTCTGGAACTCGCGGCCGCACAGGATCGGGTCGCCGTACTTCCATGCGCAGTACACCAGCATCTCGGCGATCTGCTCGGACTTCGCGGCGCCGCGGCCGCCGTAGTAGCACTTGATTCGCTTCGGGTACAGCAGCGGCTCGAAGGCCTCGATAAGGTCAATTTGCATTTGGGCGGACAATCCGGAACGTCACTTCCGTCGACGGCACAGGCGCATCGGTGGAGGTGTCGCGGTTCATCGACTCGATCATGTCTTTGTTCGCGCGGAGCAGGTTCATCGGGATCTCGCTCGCGCCGTTCGCCATCTTCTGCAGCGCCTCGAACGTCTTTAGCTGAAGCGCCGTGCTCAGCGGGTTGACGTCATCCACCAGGTCGAGCTGCTGGTTCGCCAGGATCGACAGGCGGTGCGACGATGCCGCGCTGATCTCTGCGGCTGACCCTATGTGCTCGCTGATGTTGGCCAGCTTGCGGGCCAGGTCGGACACGATCATCTGGTTGGCGATTGGCAGTTCCGCGATCTTCGCGGTGATGCGCTTGCTTTCCGCGTCGACGCGCGCCTTCTCTTCCGCCAGGGCGTGGAGCGGGTGCTTCCCGCCAGGCGCCCCGGGATTTTTCGGCTTGATCTTGCGCCGGATGGACGATTCGTTCACGCCATACTCGGCGGCCAGCGCGTTGATGGGCACCCCATCGACCAGGTGCTTGCGCTCGACCTCGACCCACTGCTCGGGGGTAAGCGAAGATTTGCGGCCCATCGTTACCCCCTTTCACGCGACAACTACGAATAAAAAAGCCCGCGCAGGCTTGCACCTGGCGGGCGAACCCCACACGCTTGTGGCGGCAGAGGAGACTCGGAAATGCAAAAGCCCCGCTGACCTTTCGGCGCGGGGCTTAGTTTTGCGTGGGCGCAACTCTCCCACCACGGGGCGGATGATAAACGGAAACTTTTCTAGCAGTCAACTACTTTCCGTCAAACAATCCGCGACGCCGCATGATCGGTCGGATTGCCTCGATCGCGTTTTCGTACGTGTCCGCTGTGCTGTTACGCCACACACGGGCGCGGGAACCCCGGTTGCGCATCTCGATGCCGATGGCGACCTGTTGCGCAACCGGCAGCTGGTCGACGCAGAAGGCCACCGACTGCATCTCGTTGACGTGCAAGCGCGCGCAGCTCGCATCGGTGCTGTCCTCGTATTGCCGGCTGCTCAGCGCCTGGCGGCAGGTAGCCGATGAGCGCGCGTCGCCGAGCGCCGGCCGGTATGCCGCGCTCCAGTCGTGCCACTCCATCAGCAGTGCATCGGCCAAATCACGCTCTTCCATCATCTTCATTTGATCCCCTTGAAAGTCTCGTTGTTTCTTCTAAGTAACTCGGCAAATCCACCCCAGCAGTCCCGTGCAGGAATGTTCGTGCCTTCCTATGACGCTTGGCTCTTCGCGCCGCCCTCGGCAATTCGGCTTTATTCGGCTTTATTCGGCGTTATCGCGCCCGTTTCGCTCATCGGCTGACACACTTTGATTCCACCGAAGCGCGCCCTAAACTGCCCTTCAGCTCCCCAAATTCCCGGGAAATGGCCCAAAAGAACCGGATGACTGAAGATAATTATTTTGTTGCTAGGAAACTATCCCGTCGTCTCGCCACTTTCGCGCCGCACGAATCCCATTTTTTCCCCAATGCTGTTTTGGGCGAGCGCAGCCGTGTCGAGGTTCTTCTCGAGGTAGGCCATGGTCGTCATCGGATGCTTGTGGCGCAGCACCTTCTGGATGGTCTGGATCGGCACGCCCGACTCGGAAAGCAGGGTGGCGAAGGTGCCGCGCAGGCGGTGGGGCGTGATGCCCTTGATCGAGCAGGCGCTGTTGGCGGCATGCATGGCGCGGCGCGCGAAGCCGGCCGCCAGCTGGGCGCCGTGCGCGCGCGGCGCGATCAGGCCATGGTCGGCGCGCATCGGCGCCAGGTGCTCGAGAAGCCATGATGGGATCGGGACCGGCTCGGCTTCGCGCCCTTTGGTAACGCCTGGGGTGTAGGTCGCGCGCTGCCAGTCGATCCACTCCCAGCGCGCGCTGGCGGCTTCCGATTCGCGCAGGCCCAGGCCGAACATCATGCGCACCGCAGTGCCGACGGCCGGGCGGCGCTTTGATGCCTCGTCGACCGCGGCGAACCAGGCGCGTGCGGCGAGCAGCGGCAGGATCGCGCGCGGCTTTTTCTGCACCTTCAGCATCTGCACCTTCCACGGCAGCGCGGGAATGGCGCCGCGCTTGACCGCCCACATCGCCAGCAGCTTCAGGATGCGCAGCCAGTGATTCGCGCTCGACGGCTTGTGCGTCTCCAGATGCTTGTTGCGGGCGAGCTCCACGTGGGTGGTGGTGATCGCCCCGATCGGACGGTCACCCAGGTCGTACATGTGCAGCTTGATGAAGGTCTCTACGCTGCGGATGTGCGCCTTGCTCGACACCGGCCTGTGGATAACCAACCAGTCGGCGGCCAGCTCGCGCAGCGTCGGCACCGGCTGGCCACCATTGGCGCGCACCACCGCATCCCGGTAGGCCTTCTGGGCAATCAGGCCGGCGCGCGACTTGACGGTTTCGCGGGTGCTGCGCTGCACGCGCTTGCCGGCAACCTGGAAGCGGTAGTGCCAGGTCCTGCCGGCACCCACGCGGAACAGGTGCGCCGTCATAAGTGCGCCGCCAGTCCGCGCGGCCGTGACTTCTCGGCAGGCTTGGCCGGCATCCAGCTGCGGTCGAGCGATGCGAAGCGGGTTTGCTCGCCGATGTAGGTCAAGGCCACCCGGCCCGGCGCGCCCTGGCGGCACAGAGCGACGTCGACCTCGCAGATGCCGACATCGGGCGTGTCCGGGTTGTACACCTCGTCGCGGTACAGGAAGATCACGGCGTCCGCATCCTGCTCGATCGCGCCGGAGTCGCGCAGGTCGGACGGCATCGGGCGTTTGTTCGGGCGCTCCTCCAGCTTCCGGTTGAGCTGCGACAGCAGGATGATCGCGATGTCAAGTTCCTTAGCCAGCGCCTTCAGGCCACGCGTGATGCCCTCGATCTGCGCATTGCGGTTGTCGCCGTCGCCTTCCATCAGCTGCAGGTAGTCGATCACCAGCAGGTCGAGGCCGTGGCGCCGCTTCATGCCCTTGGCCTTCATGCGTACGTCGATGATGCGCAGGCCGCCCTGGTCGTCCAGGAACAGGTTTAGGGTGCTGATCTTCAGCGTCGCGTGGGTCAGGTTGCTCCAGTCCTGGTCCGTCATCAGGTTCGGCTGCAGCAGGTGCGGCAGCGGAATCTGGCCGATTGCGGCCAGGTTGCGGTCGTGCAGCTGCATCTTCGGCATTTCCATCGACAGCAACGACACCGCGTAATCGACTGCGGCGTTACACGCGATGTTGACCGCCAGCGCGGTCTTGCCCATCTTCGGGCGCGCCGCCAGCACGATCAGCTCGCCGCGCCGCATCCCGCCGTTCAGGCGCGCATCGAGGGTCGGGTAGCCGGTGGAGATGGCGGTCGAGCCGCCGGCCATGCGCCCCTCGAGCAGCTCAAGGTGGGCGGCCATCTCCTCCGCTGCGCGCACCGGATCGACGCGGATCCGCGACACCGCCAGCTGCTCGAGGCGCGACGACGCGCGGTCGACCAGCGCGGTGGCATCGTCGGGCGAAGTGATCGCCGCATCCGCCATGTCGCGGCCAAAACCGATCAGTGCGCGGCGCAGCGCCTTCTCGCGCACGATCCCGGCGTAGCGGGCGGCGTTGGCGGACGACGGCGTCGCCTGGGCCATCGAATTGAGGTAGGGGCCGGCGTCGGCCACCTTGCCGTTCAGCGACACCATCATCGAAATCACGTCGACCGACTTGCCGGCCATGATCTGCCGCTGCAGTTCGGTGAAGATCGCGGCATGGTCGCTCAGGTAAAAATGCTCGGCGCGCAGGTCGCCCAGCCTATCGAAGGCGTCGTTGTCGCGCAGGATCGCGCCGATGACGCTCTGCTCGGCCTCGATGCTATGCGGCGGCATCTTGATCTCGTTATTCATATTTTCCTTCCCGGACTTTCGTGAAATTCTTCGATTTGGTCAGCCATTCAAGATCGGCGACGAATGGCCTGTCGCCAGTGCCGCGCCCCACCAGGAACCCGCAGCCCTTCACGTATTCGAAGAACTGCCGCCAGTAGCCGAGGTTCTGGCGACGCGGATCCTCGTTCCAGCGGGCGCGCAGCTGCTGGGCCCTTGCCGGCGTCCAGTCCCGCACCTGGGGGCACTCAGGCAGCAGCTCGTGGTACAGCGCGATGATCTGCTGATGCGGGCATTCGGGCCTTGCAGCCGGTTGCGGCCGGGCGCCCGGCGGGTTGCCAGCCTTGCTGGCGACGACTACTCCGTCAGGAGTAGTAGGTTTACATGTAGATGTAGATGTAGATGTAGGGCCGTCACCCTGCCGCCCACCAAAGGGGGGCTTTGGTGAGGCGTTTGGTGTGCCGCTTTGTGCGGGGTAATCGCCTACCGAACCGGGCTGGTTTTCACTTGTGAAGCGCGAACTGCTGCCTCGCCGTTGCCGGATGTATTCGTCGCGCACGAACCTGCTGCAATACCAGCACGGACCGTCTCCCGCAACGAGCAGGACAACCGGCTCACCGGCCTTGCCGGCGTGACGCGGCGTGAACACGTAGTCCTGGGCGCCCTTGTCACAGCCCTTGAGCACGTTCTTCTCGACCAGTTCCCTGGCTAGCTTGATCGGTATCCCAGCAGCGCGGGCCAGCTCGGCCAGCGGCCAGCGACATACACCGTACTCGTCAGAATCGTTCAGCAGGCAGAGGATGTCGACCCAGGCGCCGCGCGCGGCTTCGGAACAGCGGCGCAGCTTGGAATTGTTCTTCCAGTCGGCCGGATAGAATTGGAATGATGGCCGTTTCAATGCTTCCCGCCTTTACAGTTTTTGCCGTTCAGGGGCAGGTGCATACCGCGCAGGCCGCAGGCCCGGCGTTCGGTATGGAGCGCCCGCTCGGTGGCGAGCTGCTGGCGGTTGAGGCGAGCTGCTTCATCGGCGGCGCCGCCAGCCGTGCAGCCCTCGAGCACGACGGTATAGGCCGTAGTGCCGGGCGTGGGGTAGCCAACTGAATATTTGCCCTGGGCGTCGGGGCCGATCGCCTTGTGCGTCAGCATGTGACGCCTCCTTGGCGATCAGGAGGGCAGCCCCGCATGCGGGGGCGGGGCAGGGTGAGAATGATCGTCTGCATGCGTTGTCTCGCTGTTGTTGTTGCCGTCCAGAGATGGCCGGTCGGAGATGCTGATCAGGCGGCGCCCGGGTGTGCCGGCAGCGGCATCCAGTGCGTGACCCGCTCGCTGGCGATTGGCATCGCGTCGACGTAACGCCAGATATCGCCGTCGCGGTACCCGGTCCACACGTCGTCGTCGTTGAGCGCGATCAGAACCAGGATGTCGTCGTCCGGCAGGCCTTCGGCCACGAGCTTCCAGTCGGTGGTGCTCACGGGGTGGCTGCCAGCGGTGCGATCGGCGCGCAGGATGCGCTCGATATCGATTGAGGAGGGATGGGTTGCGCCCGCGCTGACACAATGCTGCGTTGTCGCAAAAGCAGCGGCGTCGGGAGGATTACCCTGATGTACAATGTTCATGGTTTTGCTTTCAAAAATTGCTTCAACTAAGCCCGCCTCGTACGCGGGCTTTTTCTTTTCTAGCTGCCGCCGCTGCTCTTCTCAAGCAGGTCGACCGCCTCTCGCAACCGCTGCCTGGCGAGGTACTCTGCGCGCTTCGTGTCGTCGCAACGGTTGGCGATCGCCGCTTTGTCGCGGTCGCGCCAGACCTTAGCCTGGTGGACGACTTTCTCGCCCGGGGTTGCCTTGTTGTGCTCCTGGTCTGGCATGGACCTCCTTTCGTTATCCGGCGCATGCCCAGGGAAGGGCCCGCAATTTGAAATCGCCCTTAAAGACGCATGCGCTGAAAACCGCCTGCGGCGATGGCCCGTCCGGGGAAGCGCTGAACATGGCCATGACGTGGCCATTCCATCCGGCGTTTCCCAGCGGTACGATTCGTCTCGGTGCGGATGTGGGCGGTAACGAGGTCTCGGACAAAAGGGGCGACGCTCTGGCCGATGCCGGTGCAGAACTTACGCAGCTGATCCTGCTCGACGTCGTTCAATGGGACCTTCAACGTTTTCTCGCGCTTCAGGTTCGGTTTGTCGTTTGGGTAGTTCATGGTCATCTCCTAGTGGGGCGGTGGTTCAGGACGTTTGATGGCTCTTCGAGAAATCGATCGTAATCAACTTCCTATGGGCAACTTTTTGCTGATAAAAAAAGCTGCTCGGCTACTGCAGCTGGGATTCGGTCGCCGCCTTCGCTTCAACCTCATCAGCGAACTCGTTCAGCTTGACCAACGTGGATCCGGCTGGGTCTTTCAGCCCGCCAGACAGGATGCGGCTAATGGTGGGCTGCTTCACGCCAGCACGCGTGGCGATCGCGGCTTGGGAGAAGCCGGCATTAAGCAGTAGCTGGGCGGCTTCTTGAGCTGTACGGAGGGTCATGGTTGGGAACGGGTTAGTTGTTTCCGATCATTCTATACGAAATCGTATTGGTGTCAATGCGAAACCGCATAAAGGATTGCGCACATGTATGCGTTGCCGCATATTCACGGGATGAACAGCCCCGAACTACTCGTCAAAAAGAACCTTGAATGGCTGATCGGCCAAGGGAAGACGAACCCATATGAACTACAGCGCGCGACCGGCGTGCCGCAACCCACGATTCACCGCATTTTGACGGGCGAGAGCACCGATCCCCGAACTAAGACGCTTCAGCCTTTGGCAGACTATTTCCGCGTATCGGTGGCTGATTTGCGTGACCGCGACTTAACCAGCCCGACTGGGGAAGCGCGCCCTGTCGATTCCAATGCAACCTTCCGGCCGGCCGAGGTCGTCGGAGCAGATGATCCTCGCGTCGTTCGCGTCCCCAAAGTGAGGCTGCGCGTGGCAGCGGGGATTTCAGGGTTTGAAACCGAGCCTGAGCGGTTCGACGGATCGACGATGACCGTTTCCCGTGAATGGGCTGAGCGGCACGGCTACGACCCAAAGCTTCTTTTGTGGGTTCAGGTCAGCGGCCGTAGTATGGAAAAAACGCTTTTTGATGGTGACTGGGCTCTGATTTACACGGGACAAACAGAACCGAAGGACGAAAAGATTTTTGCGATTAACTTTGATGGCGAGCCTGTTATTAAGAGGTTGACCCGAGATGCTGGGCAATGGTGGCTGAGCTCAGATAATCCCGACCCGCAGTTCTATAGGCGCCAATGCAACGACCGTGAATGCATTATTATTGGGCAAGCGGTCTTAAAGCATAGCGAGGCATTGTGATCCGGTATTCGATTGTTCGTAGTGGCGAAAGCCGGGTTGCTGCGGTATTGGTCGACCGAAAAGATTTGATAGTGCCCAGGGCAGACCAGCTAATCCGACGCGTGGGAAATGTACTGTCGCTCCCCGTAATGCTCGTTGCTCGAGACGAAGCGCTCTGGACTGGCGCACGCGTGCACGCGGACTTCGAGGCTGAGCCATACCTGTATGCGCTACTGGAGACACGCGACGTTGAGTGGGCCGAGCTGGGCCTGGCGTGTGATGCCGAGGCCGCCTGATGTTTTTCACGATCATTCCAGAATCGCCGCCTGTATTTGCCGTCCAGCCAAACGATGCACTGATCACCGCTCAGTCAGCCGCAGAGTTAATAGAGCGGCTGGAACGTCATTTCATGAGCCCAATCGTATTGGTATGTTGGGACCAGTCCGGGCAATTCCAGCGTTACGGTTATCCGGCAAGCGAAGAGGCAGTTACCAGTGAGGATATCCAGTGGCGCGAGTTCGAACTACCACCTGAACCGGAAGTACCTTTTTAAAATATCTGGGGAGCTGCATGAAGAAACTGTTCGTATTGCCCTTATTCCTCTTGGCCGGTTGCGCCGTCCCACTGTCGCCTACTGCGGAGAAGGTGCGGCTCGTTTCGGCTCAGCAAAAGGAAAGCTGCGAGAGAATAAAGCTGGTGACATTCAACCAGCGCTTGGGCCCAGATAAACCAGGTAACGCGATGAAGAGCGCGCTGAACGAAGCCGCCGCCGCCGGCGCCGATTCATTTTTCGTCGTGTCGAGCTCAACAGAACTGATCGATGGCGCTTCGGTTGTCGGGGAAGCTCTGCGCTGCAGCAAGCCAAGCTAGCCCAGACTGCCTGACATCGCTTCACTGCCCGCCTGTGCGGGCTTTTTTTCGTCCTGCGTGTCCCTCTCGCCCGCATCTCAATACGGGATCGCATTCATCGGGCAAAAATTTATGCGTTTCCGCATTGACATAAGCAATACGTAACCGTATAGTGGTCCCCAGCGAAACGAGCTCAGCACCCCGCCGAGCCGAGAACTGGAGACTGCATGAAACCCTTCCTCGTCAAGGCGCGCACCGCGACAGCCTGCCTCACTTTCAGCACCCTGGCTCGCTCGAGCAGCGACGCCGTCATCCTGACTGCCGAGCTGCTCGGCGACCAGCCGTGCAGCATCACCGTCGTTGCGGGAGCGCGGTAATGGTTACCGCGGCCGAAAAGCGTAAGGCGCTAAATCTGGCGGAATCGCTGTTCAAGGCGGCCTTCAACACTCCTCGCGACCTGCGCAGCACCGAGTACAAGGCAGGCGTGCGCGCCGTGCTGGATTTCCGCATCGACGGCGGACGGATGCCCCGCCCGTATCCAGTGGGGACGGCACAAGCGGACGCTTTCTACGCAGGGGTCGACGAAGGGCACCGGATCTGGCGCGAATACGAGGCGCAAGAAAGAAGCACCCGCGAAGTAGCTAACGACGGCTGCTAACCATCCCACCCACTCACAAGGAAACCGAGATGTTTACCTCCCTGCATGCGCTCGCCAAACAGGCGACGCTGATGATCACCATCGCCGCCGAGGGCGACGACCAGCTGCGCGTCAACGTGACGCCAGTCCCGTTCGACGGCAAGGCCAAGGCGAACCTGCCGCAGCCGCTGTCGCTCGTCGCTACCGCCGCCGAGTTTGACGCCGACTTCGTCGCCGCGCTGTCGACCTGGCAGGCGCCGAAGCGCTCCCTGGTCGAACAGGCGCAAGCCGCCACTGGCACCGCATCCTCTGCCGCGCCGGCGCTGCCAGCACCGAAGGCCGCCGCCAAGAATGACAAGCCGGGTAAGAAAGGCCGCGGCAAGGCGGGCGCCGATGAGGAACCGGCGGCAGTGCAGGCAGCCGGAGAGGCTGCTGGCGAAGCGGTGGCAGCTGCTGACCAGGTAATGGTGGGCGGCACCGGCGAGGGCGCCGAGACGCAACCGGGAGCCGAAGCGCCCACGCCGACCGCGCAGCCGGACGCCGCCGGCGAGGTCGTGGCCGAGCCGGCGCAAAGCGATTCCGACGCGGCGCCGCTGGCTGACGCTGGGCAGGTGCAAGCCGCACCGGTGACGGAACAGGTCGATGCGTCCGAGCCTGTGGATAAGTTCACCCTCGACCTGTTCTGAAGGAGCGCACATGGACATCCAGAATCTTCAACGCGAATTCCGTTATAACGGCGTCGTCCTGGCGGACCCGAATCAGGCGTTCACGCTGCCCCAGGTGCGCGACTTCTACGCGAACGTCTACCCGGAGATCACGAGCGCCGATATCGAGGGCCCGGAGCAGGTTGGCGCGAAGGTGATCTACACGTTCCGCCGCGCCGTCGGCACCAAAGGCGCCGGCCTGACGCGCGAGGTTGCGCTGCAGCGGCTGCGCACCGGCGGCCGCCTGATGTCCGCACAGCGCCCGGCGCACGTCATCAGCACGGAGCAGGCCAGGCAACCGCTGGGCCAGCAGTTGAAGGGCATCATCGCCCAGCACCGCAACGGCCGCGGCCCGCGCTGCCTCGCGCCATCCGTCAATCACGCTGTGCTGCCGTGACCGTCATGCTGCCTGCCTCCGTCCTGGCCCTGCCGCAGCTCGCGGCGGAGATCCCGCTGCGCTACACCATCGCGGGCGCCGATGCCCTGACGGTGCCGCTGACGATCGCCCTGCTCGAGGCGGGCGTGATTAGCAACCCGATGCTGCGCGCGCCGCGCAATGCGCCGCTGACCGAGATGCTCGGCGAACCCGAGAAGAAGCTGTCGGAGCGCGCGTTGTCGCACTGGTGGACGCGCTTGATCCGGAATCAGCCGTGCAAGTTCTTCCGCTGGAGCCTGCACGTGCAGCAATTGGAAGAGGGTGGGCACGGCTACGACAAGGGGACGACGGCCTGGTTCTGCTTCAAGCGCATCGAAGGCCATGTCGATGACGAGATCCCGCGCTTTGCCCTATCCGCCGGCGTCGAGCGGCTGGAGCGGCAGTTGGCAGGCCTCGGGCAGACAGTGCTCGCGGTGCTGCGCGACGCTACGTTGCTGCTGCCCGACTCGTTCACGCCCTGGCAGGCGCTGGACTGGGCCGAGCGCGCGTACTGGGAAGACACCAGGGGCGACGTGGAGTACCTCGAGATGCGCCGCGAAATGGGCGGGTTCGACACCGTGAAGGAAATGGTCGAGCAGGAACAGCCGGTAACCCGGGCCGTCTTTTACGCGGACATGCCCGAATGGGTGTGCGCGCCGAAGCGTGTGCTGTCACGCGAAGCGATCGCCGCAGCAGAGGGCAACCTGTTCGCCAGCCGCGCGATCGCACTGTGCGACGCACTGCATGCCCTGGTCAACCGCCCGGGCTTCATCCTGAGGCCGTGGCACAAGGGCGTGTACCGCTGTGGCTACGACACGGTCGACGGCTCCATGGTCCTGCTCTGGAAAGAGAGCGACGTCATCGGCCAGGTGCTCGACGACTACCTCAATGACCTGGGTAACAGCGGCGAGTATTGCGAATTCACCGATGCCAACCCGGTGCCGATGACCGCCGAAGGGATCCGCGAGTTCGTCACCACCACCGAACAAATGATCGAAGTAGCGGTGCTGACCGAAAAGCTGATCCTGCTGATTGGAGAAAAACTGTGAACCTGCACGAAGTGAAGATCATCGCCGCCGGCGAGACGGTGCTGAACCTGGTCAGCGCCGTGCTGATGTACCAGTCCGATCGCGGCGACGTGTATGCGACCTCGCACCCGGTCGTGCCGGACGCGCAGCACGCGGGCCGCAAGATCATCGGCGCCGGCGTGCCGCTGTCGAAGGGCACCCTGGCCAAGTTCGCGGATGCCGTCGGCGCGGCCACGGCCTTTGCCGGCTTCCTTCCCGAGAACCTGCTGTTCAGCTCGCCGAACCTGATCGCCTGGTGGGCCCCGGAGGCTGTACGCACCACCTGGTTCAAGGCCGGCGGCAGCGGGAAGCTCGAAGGGCAGGGCCCGGCTGCGCATCCGGCGCTGGTGTTCGTCGCGACGCCTGGCGACTGGTTCGTGTTCGCCCTGGCCGAGAACGCCCGGCCGGCGCCGGCGACGCGCCTGCATCACGCGCCGCACTTCAACGTGTGGGATGGCGGCCGCATCTGCACCGGCAATGTCGAACTGCCGCCCACCTTCGGCGCCGAAGTTATCCACAGCTACGAGAGTGCGTTCTTCCGGAGCCACTTCACTCACCCGAACCGCACCGGCGCCGTGGAGCACAAGGGCGGCATGGAGCAGCTCTGGCGCGAGCAGCTGGCCGCGCCCGATCCCGACGCGATGCGCCGCGCGCTCGTCGATTCGAAAGAAACCCTGCAGGAAGCAATCGCCCGTATCGCCGCCCGCTCCACCACAAACTAACTATCTACAAGAGGAAGACATGCACACCCAAGAAATCACCTCCAAGTTCGACGAGCTGCTCCAGATCACCCGCGGGTCGTTCGAGACCTTCATCAAGACCACCGAAGACGTGCTCCGCGCGCAGCGCCCTCTGCCGCTGGCCGTCGACGAAGAGGCGGCGCCGGCCGAGCAGCTGCAGATGGACAAGGCCCTGCTGGCGGCCGCACCGGTCGCCGCTGTGCCGCGCCACGCGCCGTTCCACCCACTGCAGGAGAGCGGTCACCGCTTCCTACTGGCCGAGGATGGTCTGTACCTGGAGGTGCGCCGCCCGTGGCTGCACTACATCCACCAGCTGGCGAAGCAGACGACCGTGGCCATCCCGTACGGCGCGATCAAGGGCAAGTGCGAACTGGATTTCGGGTCGATCGGCAGCGCGCTCGAGCAGATGAAGGAATTCGCGGCCCAGGCCAAGGCCGACGCACCGCTCGAGGCGGCAGCCACCCTGCTGTGGGACCACAGGAAGAAGGCCTGGCGCATCGAATACCCGGAAATCATCGGCGAGGCGAGCGCGAGCCGCATCCAGTACCACCAGGTCGAGCCCGGGATGGACGAGAGCATCGCAATCGACCTGCACAGCCACGGCCACCTGGACGCGTTCTTCAGCACGACCGACGACGAGGACGACCGCGGCGCGGTCAAGATCTCGGCGGTATTCGGCAACCTCGACACGGATGCGCCGACGGTGGCGTTCCGCCTGTGCGTGCTCGGGCTGTACATCCCGATCAACGTCCCGGCCGAGAAGATCTTCGGGTAACAGCATGCCGCACATCACACCATCCCAGATGCTGAGCCACCAGGTGCACATCGCGCTGATCGGCTGCGGCGGCAACGGCTCGCAGATGCTCACCGGCTTGGCCAGACTGAACCACGCCATCGCGGCGCTCGGTCACCCGGGCCTGCAGGTGAAGGTCTACGACCCGGACACCGTCAGCGAGGCGAACATGGGCCGCCAGCTGTTCGGCGCGTTCGACGTCGGCGGGAGCAAGGCGCACGTGCTCGTCAACCGGATCAATGCTTTCTTCGGGCTGGGCTGGGAAGCGGTGCACGGCCGCTTCGACGACGACTACCGGAACCGGTTCACCATGGCGATCGCCTGCGTCGACAGCGCGCGGGCGCGCCACGAGATCCACCACAAGCTGCGGCGCTCCGGCGCCCACTACCTGATGGACCTCGGCAACCGCGCCGCCGACGGCCAGGTGCTGCTGGGCGAGATATCCGACCAGCCACGGCTGGCCGTGCCCGGCAACGTGAAACTGCCGAGCCCCTACGACGTGCTGCCGGAGCTGGTCGACCTGACCGTTCCGGAGGACGACACGCCCAGCTGCGGCCTGGCCGAGGCGCTCGAGCGCCAGGAACTGTTCGTCAACCAGTCGATCGTCACGCCGGCGCTGTCGATCCTGTGGGAGTTCTTCCGCCACGGGAAGCTGACCTGGCACGGCGCCTTCGTGAACCTGCGCACCGGCAGCATGCGGCCGCTGAATGTGCGCGAGCCGGCGCCGACGCAGGCCGCGGCGGGGGAAAGCGCATGACAACGGCCTACGAAAAAGCACGGGCCTTGTACAGCAGCGACGAGCAAATGGCACGCGTGCAGTTCGCCATGCTCATGATCCAAGAAGCAAAGCTGGAGCCTGCCGACCAGGCGAGAAAACAAAAGACCGGAGAACAGATGGACCAGATGAACGAAATCAGCCGCGCCGAAGGGGGGGCGGCAGTCAAGACCTGGCGGGAGCGCCTGGGCTTCGGCGCGGATTTCCCGCTGCACAGCGCTTCCATCGTGGAGCGGGCGATGGAAGCGGAGATTGCGGAACTGCGCGCAGCACGGTCGCAAGTAACCCCTGCCAGCCCGATCGGCCGGTCGCTCATCGGCAAGCTGCCTGTGGTCGCCGCGGCGCTGTCGCACTTGTCGTCCGAGCGTATCGCCGCCGCCGTCCTCGAGGTGCCTTGCACCTACCCCCAGCAGTACGTCGCGATCGGCACGGCCACGGAGATTGGCCAGCTGCTGCCGGAAGCAATTCCTGCCACCGGACGCGCGGCGGCGGAGATCGGCGCACTGCTGCTTGAGATGACCACGTTCGACGCGAAACTGGTCGACGGCAGCCGTCTGGCGCAGCGCGCGGCAACCATTCTTGCGATCCAGCAGGAAGGCGGTGCTGCTTGATCACCGCTTACCCGCTGCAATGGCCGGCCGGCTGGCCCCGCACGCCCGCAGTCGAGACGAAGCCCGGCAAGTTCGGCACTCGGAAACAGCGCCCTGGGCAGTCGTGGCTCAGTACGGTCGACATCACTTTGGCCCAGGCCACCCAGCGCGTGCTCGAGGAACTGAGCCGTATGGGCATTGACCGGCAGGATGTGGTGATCTCGACCAACGTGCCCCTGCGCCTCGATGGCCTGCCGCGTTCTGGCCAGGCTGCACCGCGCGATGCCGGCGCCGCCGTGTACTGGCAATCGGTCAAGGGAGAGCGCCGCGTCATGGCGATCGACCAGTATTGGAGGGTCGAAGAAAACCTTGCCGCGATCGCCGCGACCCTCAACGCCATGCGCGCGATCGAGCGGCACGGCGGCGCCCAGATCCTCGACCGGGCGTTCACCGGGTTCACCGCGCTGCCGGCGCCAACAGCAAAGCGCCGTTGGCGCGAGGTGATGATTTTCGGCGAGTCGACGCCAACCCCCGAGCAGCTGCGGCGCCGGTACCGGGAGCTGGCCAGCACGCGGCACCCCGATCGCGCCGGCGGCAGCGACGCCGCGATGTCGGAATTGAATGTGGCCTTGGCCGAGGCCGAGAAGGAGATTGATCCATGAGCACATACCTCACCGCCGACGAGTTGGCGGAACTGATCGGCTGCGCGCCGACGAGCTTCGCCTGCATGCGGCGTTACCTGACCCGCAACAATTGGCCGTTCGAGCCGAACCTGCGCGGCTTCCCCCAGGTCAGCAGGGAGTACCATGACGCGCGCATGGCGGGCAGCACCCCCGCCGGCGCCACGGCAGAGCAGGCCGATGAACCCGATTTCAGTATGTTTGAGGCAACATGATAGGAAGACGAAAATCCCCGGACGGCATGCCATTCCGCCTGTATGAGCGGATCGGCAAGTTCAAGGTCAGCTATGGCTACAAGCTGCCGGACGGGACCTGGTCGTTTCGGCTGACCGCCGATGCAGCCGACAAGGCGGCCGTCGCGCGGATCCGCGCCGAAGCGATCGATCGCGCGAATGTGCTGAACGGCGCGCCGCTGGAAGGTGGCGAGACCGAGGCGCTGTTCCGCCGGTACTTCGCGTGGCAGCGCGGCCTGCCCGCGAACAGCGAGGACCGGAAGGCGGACAGCACCCTGAACGAGAACGAGAAATACGAGGGGCCGCGGATCCTGCGCACCTTCGGCAAGGTGAAGCCGGCGCTGATCAAGCCGGTCCACATCTATAAATACCTGGACGGCCGGGCCGCCGAAGGCGCGCCGGCGAAGGCGAACAAGGAAATCGCACTGCTGTCGGCGGTGCTGGAGTTCGGGCGCCGCAAGGGCGTGCTCGAGCTGAACCCGTGCCGCGACATCAAGTACAACAAGACGCGCCCGGATACCCGCTATGTCACGCCGGCGGAGCTGGACCTGGTCATGCGCGTGGCGCGCGAGCGCGGCGGCATGTACCTGGTGAACGCGCTGTGCCTGCGCGCGGCATACCTGACCGTCAGCCGGCCGGACGAGATGCGGCATATCACCCGTGGGGCGATCACGGCCCTGGGCATGGAGATGGCGGTCGGGAAGCGGAAAAAGGGGCGGGCGGAAAAGTTCAAGCTGATCGAATGGTCGACCGAGCTGCGCGCGGTGATCGACGAGGCGCTGTCCCTGCAGCGCACGACCAGCCTGTACGTTTTCGGTAACAGCGACGGGCAGCCCTACACGACGAGCGGGTTCAATACGAACTTGCGCCGGCTGATGGTGCACGCGCAGAAGAAGGCAACGGAAGAGGGCGTCGAGTTCACGCGGTTCACGTTGAAAGACATGCGGCCAGCAGCGGTGACGGACCGAGTGGACGAGGGGGATGAGACGATCACGAACGCTACCGGGCACAGCAGCGATCGCATGGTGAAGCAGGTGTACGACAGGCGGAAGACAAAAACGGCGAGGGCGACCGAATAACGGCACGCCCCGCCACTATGGTCCAACGTTAGCTATTTTCTTGCCGGGCAGGTGATGCCTGCCGTCCAACAGAAATCACTGTAGCCGTCGTGATTTCACCGCGTAGCTCGCGCGCATTAATGCTCAAGTACACCTTGCTGCGGGTCCACTCTGCATCCTGTAGCTGACGGATCTGCTCCTGGTGCAGCCCCCGGTCCTTAAAGCCAGCAGAAAACTCGCGCCCGCTTTTGGCATTGCGCACGCGCATTCGGATTTCGTCCGGCTGCCGCAAATCTGTAGTCATGATGAAGTATGTACCGTTGAGCTGCACTTCTTCCGATTCGGTCCGGCTCGCGGTACTAATCACGCGGGCGGTTTCAGACGTAATTTCGACATCGTTCACCGTGATCGTATTCGCCGTTCCAGCGGAACGCATGATTTGGGTGCGAGCCTCGTCGAAGTCTGCGGTTGCGTGCCTGAGGGCAGGCTGCCGGACCATTGCATCCGCGAACACTTGGAGGCGTTTAGTTTCCTCCTGACTAAGTGCGACCTTCGCACGCTCATCGGACTCAATTTGCTTGTCCTGGCTCTTGCCGTTTAGATACCACTTAACCGCGAGCGTGCCTCCCGCGACAGCGGCGAGTCCAATCACAGTGATAGCAAGCATGTCAGGGGTCATTTTCGTTGTGATGGCTGTCGCGAGCTTCTCGGCGTAGTCGCCGAGGTTAATTTCGATAAGGGAGCTACCCTTCTTAACCTTTGCCTGGAACTGGACCTCACGCCGCTCGGTATCCGTAAGTGTACGCGAATTTGTAGTTCCCTTGACCGCTCGCGCATACGCCCGATTGAGCGCGCGCTGCACCTCAACCAGGGCTTCTGCTACATCGGCGGTGATCGTGGAGTCGTAGCCCTCGCCTTTCAACTTGATCGACAGGACGGGCCAGCCGGAAAACTTAAGTTCGAAGGGCTGATCACCCAGTTCGTCATTGATCGCCTTTTGCAGCAACTTGAATGCTGTGGCTTCGTCTTTTACAACAATCGTCCGCACGTCCCGCCCCCTCGTAACTAGTTGTTATACAACTAATCATAATCGGGTAAAACTTTCGGTTCGGCAAGAGGAAAGAGGATGTTTTTGAAAGCGATCTTCCAAAATTTGGAATTCATCTTCCAAAAAAACAAAAGGGCTACAAGCCAGAAGCGTGTAACCCTTTGTTTTTACTGCTGAATTCTTGGGGTGGCTGATGGGACTCGAACCCACGACAACAGGAATCACAATCCGATGCCCAAACCCATGTAAGACGTTGATTTTCCTATGACTCGAGGGGAATCTTTTGGAAGATGAGAACCCGCAAAACCCGCATCGTTGCGCGCGCTATTCCACCATCTTCCAACGAAAATACGGGTCAACTGGGCTCGACCGAGATAGACCACTCTTGGACATAAGCTGGCCCGGCATTGCCCTGCGGCCGCTCTTCACCCTTCAGAAGGATTTTCCCATTGTGCATGCCCAGGAGCCGCACTTCGTACAGTGGGGGGAGCAGGCCGGTGCCGACCTGAGAGCTGGGGTCGCGTACCTCTGCCATCAACGTGCCGCCGATGCCTGCGACCACGACCGCACCCTCCACCGGGACGGCGCGGGCGATGTCCTGATCCGAGAGGCGGGCGCCGCGGTCACGCAGCCGTTTGACTTTTCCATACATGCGCTGAGTGTAGCACTGTTGAGCAGGCTCACCGGGGGCTGGCCCGGCGCCGTTACCGTGTCGGCATGACGCCGCGCACCGACCACCTCACCGCCAGCCGGGTAGACCTCGCGCTGATCCTGCTGCCCGAGATTACCTGGCTGGAGGCGGCCTGCATGCTCGCGCTCAGCGAGGTGCCGGCGGAGGTGGCGGCGCGGGTGCTGGCCGTTCCTGAGGCGCGGCGCTCGCCGGAATCGGATCAACCCCACGGGCTGCACCCGCACTGCTGGTGACGTAGAACATGCCGACCGGCGTGATGATGTGGAAGTCCATTACGGCACCAGCCCGTGCTCGCGCGCCGCAGCCTGGCAGGCCCGGGCGGTCGCCAGATGCTCCTCAACGGCCAACTTCAGCGCGACAATATCTCGCTCAGCGTCTTGTCGAACCAGCCGGCCGGGGGAATGGGCCTCATCGCCGCCGTTGGGAATTTCGGTTTCGGCGGGGGCGGCAGGTCCACAGATTGCGGAACCGACGTACACGCGCTGAGTAACAATGCGCTCGCGCACAGGAGCAAGTTCTTCATGTTTTGTCTCGGTGATCTTCAGGTTGATGTCGCCTTGGCGCGCGGCCGTGACGACGTTCTCTTCCGTGCGGCGCAGCACGGCGACGGCATCGGCAGCGGCTCGTTCGGCGACTGCAGCGTCGTATCCGGCCCGGTACCGCGCGGCGCTGTATTGGCGGACGCACAGAGCGGTGAACACCACCAGGCAGACCAGCAGTAGGGCGCCGGCGACGAATCGTTCGAAGCGGCTCATGCCAGTTCCTTTGCCGCACGGCGCGCCAGGTCGTGGCGCTCCATCAGGCCGTTGTCGCCGCCGTTGATCACCTTCGTCACTGCGGTCAGCTTGCCCTGGTCGGCTAGGAAGTTGAGGCTGCGGCCAGTCCGGTTGCCCTGATCCCAGAACCACGCAGCCGAAAGGCATCCGGCTTCTGGCTGCTCGAGCAGCTCAGGATTCTTCAGCAGGTCGAGCCCGAGCGCCGCGCCGCACTTCTCGTAGTTGGCCCGGCCGGTGATCTGGATGGGGCCCCGCCCCCGGAAATTCCAGCCGTCGCCGCTCACCGGGCCACCGTTACCATTCCGGTACGCGTAGGCGATGCAGGCGATGCTGCGCTGGTTTGCCGGGTGGGCATCGGTGCGGCCGTAGTGATTTGCCTGCGCCTGCGTAAAGCGGCCGCGGAACCCAGGCACGGTCAGCAGGCGCTCGGCCGAATAGTTCAGGCTCTCGACCATACGCTCGAGGTTTCCTGATTCGTGAAGCACCTGGGCAAGGAACACGGCGCGGCTCTCCTTGCTGGTGATGCCAAAGCGGGCCATGGCGTCACTGAGCGGCCGGGCGAACTGTGTGGCGATCGCACGCGGCACCGGCCCGATGCGGACCAGCTGCTCGACTGTGAGTGTTGCCGGGGCCATGACGGCGGCGGCAAGTTCAGCGGGTTTCATCGGTCGTATCCTTGGCGGAGGGGAATTTCGTGTCGAAGAGCGCTTCGGCCTTGAACAGGGCCCGGCTGCCCATGTGAGCGCCGATGCCGGTGAGGGCGTAGGTCAGCGGCATAGGGAAGTCCTGCCACTGGCAGATGTTGGCGGTGATCAGTCCAGCCAGGCCCGAGATCACGATCTCGCCGACAAACTCGGTGAAGTTCCAGACGCGGACATGGCTCTCTCGCATCTTCCTCACGAAAGAGGCAACGCCGCCCAGCAGGGTGATCAGGACAAGCCAGATCCAAGGCAAGACTTCGGCCCATTCGACGGCAGGTTGTGGTGGCTTCTCGATCACGATGCGTCCTCTGCTTTCGGGTACTTCGCCTTGACGGCCGCCAGCTGCGCCGCCATTTCCGACGGGAACAGGCCTGCCTTGAACAGAGCGTCGAGCTGGTCGCCGATTGAGGGATACGCCGCCTGGCGTAGCCGGGTGTGGTCGTCGGCCATGAACAGGCCGCCGTCGACGCCTTCGACCACGTCGGCCTCTTCCTCGTAGGCACCAGCCGGCAGCGGGTTGCTGGCGAACTCATCGACCTGTGTTTGCGCATACCCGACGATCTCCCCGGCATCGTCGTGGATCGGCTTGTCGGGGTCGTCGCCCATTACGGGGATCAGCTTGTAATCCCAGGTGCCGATGTTGATCACGGCGCCGCCGGCGTCTTTGATGACGGTCTTTTTCATGTGCATGTCCTTATTTGGCGGCCCAGCCGATGTTCCCGGTGCCGGTTTGTTTGACGTAGAAAGAGGTGCCCGCGCCGCCGTCAGTACGCTGGTAAATGGAGCCAGGAGCCGCGGAGAACGTGCCTTCGGGCGAACCGGGGCTGACCGTGATGTTCACGGCCGACTGGTTGCCGAGCGCGAGGGTAGGCGCCTGAATCTGCGTGTTCACGGTGCCGGCCTTGAGCAGGGATTGGCCTAGGTCACTGTCAACGACGAAATACGAACTGGCCGATGACGTGGCGGCGCCGCAAGCGATATCGACGAATTGGCCACCGGCGTTTTTGAGGCGCCAGCCCGGGGCGGCCGAGCCGACAACTTGCGGTTTCTTGACCGCGTCGGCCTGCACAAGCTTGAACGAGTCCGTCACGTTGGTCACGGGCAGGCTGATTTCCGCTTCGCTGAAGCGCAGCGTGCGGGTGCCGTTGTCGGCGTTGGTCACGCCGGTGGCGAAATACTGGAACAGCCCGGTCGACAGGGCGTTCGGGTAGATCGTGAAGCCGCGCACGCTGCCCTCGAAATAGCAGCCGAACAGATTCACACGCGAGCAGCCGCGGGTGCCGGCGGCGCTGCCAATGATGAGTTCGTCGGACAGACCCTCGAAACAGTGAGCGTACAGGTTGCAGCCGGTCGCGGCGTTCAGGCGCATGCCGATGCCGGTGCTGCCCGAGGCGGTGCGCCCGCCGTACCAGTTCCAGGTGGTGATCTGTTCCTTGTTGACGTTGGTGTCGCCGAGGTCCCAGCCGACGCCGCCGCCTTCCCCTTCAACGAACACGTCATAGAAGGAGTTGTACCATTGGGCCGGCCCACCGCCGCCGGCCAAGGCGGCGCCCACGACACTGACCGCAGTGACGTTGCCCTTGAACCCCAGCGCGATATTGCGCCAGGTGCAGCGGGTAAAGCCGGTCATGTCCCACAGGATGGTGGGCACGGTGAACACGGTTGCCGGGTTCGGGATCAGCGAGAAATCGGCGTCATCGAGGTAATACACGATACCGGCGGCCAGTTGGGTGTCGGCGGCAGCGCAGCGGAAGCCCTTGCCGCCGTTCTGCGACATCAGCAGCAGCGTCTTGTAGCGGCCGGCGCCGACCAGCGACACCCCGTTCTTGCGCACGATCTGCGTAATTTTGATGGCCCCTTGCGGCAGCACCACGACCACACCCCCGCGCGCGTAGCCATTAACCGCAGTGCGCAGCCCGGCGCCAAAGTCGATCGCCGCCTGCAGTGCCGCTGTGCAGTCGATCGCGCCGGCGCCGGCCGCCACGTCGGCGCGCTGCGCGTCGCTCAAGTAGTCCCACAGCAGCACGGTCTGGCGCGCGCGGTCCTGCAGCGAGCTCTTGACCGCGCCGACGCCGTCCATGGTGAAACCGATCAGCGATGCCCCGAGAGTCGAACCCAGTGCCGAAAGCTTCGCCTTGGCGCCGTTGTACCAGGTGCCCGATACCTTTTCGGCTCCGCTGTCGGCAGCCAGGTCGGCGGCCATGAGCGGAACTTGATAATTGTCGATCGTGTAGATCAGATTGCCGGCCGCGTCGGTCACCTTCACAGAGTAGGCGCCGTCCCAGAAGGCCAAAGCCTCGCCGCGAGCGTCGAGAATGATCGGGTTGGTGTTCTCGACGGTACCCGCCGCGTCTTGGTATGTTGCCTTCGGCTCGGTCGTCCCGATCGCATAGGTGTGGACCCGGCCGCCGGCCAGTGGCACGCCCGCGTTATTCGTGTACTGCTGTTTGCCAATCGGCATTAAGCTCGGCATCGTTGCTCCATGAAAAAAGCCGCCCGAAAAGGCGGCTTGTGTAGAAAATTGTGCTGTTAGTAACCCAGCGCTTCCCAACTGAATCTCTTCGCGGCGCTCGTGGTGCCGGCGCCGGAGCTGTACACCTCGACCTGGTCGGGTGCGAGCGATCCATGAGCAAAAGTGATCCCGCTAGCTTCGGTTACGTCGGTTTCTTCGCACTGCAGCGACACGCACCGCGTCTTGAATTTCATTGGGAACGTAATCTCTACGCGTCCCGAAACGTCCGTCGTGGCAGTTCCCCACTGGCGGGTAAGCCCGCCTGGGAAGACCTGGTACCCAACTTCGTCGAGCGACTGGTTTCTACCAGTGAACTCCGCGAGGCGCACCAAGTCAGCGGCCACACCCCCCACGCGGTCGTACAACTGCTGGAAATAGCTGTACCAGGTGCGCGAGAACATGCCTGTGCGGGGATCGACGGCCGGCTCGCGTGTGGAAGGAGGTGCGAGTTTCACGATGAGCCCATCCTTACCTGTGCAGACCCGCCAAGGACGACGACTTTGACGGGGTCACTGATCGTCAATCGGAATACGCGGCTACGGCTGCGGCCCAGCCGGCGCCAGATGGACCGGGCGTTGTAGTTGCCCACGGCGCCGATCGGACGTGCGTGCTGGTTGCTCCAGACCTTGGCCTTGTCCGACCACTCCAGGATTGCCACCGGCGCGCTGCCCTGGCCAGCCTGCAGGCCGACGCCTGCCTCGAGGTCGATCTGCACCGAGTCGAACTGCATCTGGTGCGAATCCGGATTCCCGATGTAGCCGGTCACCCGGATCCGCGGCAGCGGCGCGCCGTTGTCGGTGTAGCAGTCCATGTCGAGCGCGTACAGGTTCCCGTTCTCCCAGTCGCCGACGACGTGCGCGCCCCGGAAAGCCATGTGGCAGTTAGACCGGTGGCGGTTCAGGCTGCCATCTGCCGGGTCGCGCCACAAGCGCTCATGCCATTGGCCGGTGGCGGCGTCGAAAACCCAGGTGGCGTTCGCCGTGGGGAAGGTCAGCTGGTAGAACGTGTGCCCCTCGTGCTCGTAGCCGTACGCAATCGCGTCGCTGACCGTGTCATACTGCGCGATCGCGTAATCGATTGCTTCGGTCGAGATGCGCGCCGGCTGGTAACCTTGCGCCCGGAAGATCGCCAGGGAGCCCGTGTCGTCGGCGCCGAGCCAGATCATGCTGTTGTCCATGCGCGCTACCGACCCCAGCGCGGAGCAGCCCACCTGGATCGAGGTCGGCGTGCGCGTGAGCGGAAAGTCTGCGTCGCCGCTATTCACCCACACCTCGATGTTGTTCCGCTTGAAGAACCAGACCTCGCGATGGTCGACGACGTGGCGCACGATGGGATCGGCCGTGCCTTCGACACTGGCGAAGTCCAGCGCATTGAATGTCACGTCAAACAGGCCGGACAGGTAGAACTGGCTGGTACGTGGCCGATTGAAGATGAAGTAGCCGTCGAGGTAGGCCACCGTATCGGCACCATAGAAGGCCTCGTCGTGGATTTGCGCGAACGTGTTGTCGCCCAGGTTCAAGCTGTAGCCGCTGGTGCCGTCCACGATCACGGCGCTTTTGCCGTTGTCGGCGATCGACACAGGACCGGTTGCTGTACCCAAGGTGCCGACATGCGTCGCGCCCCAAGCCGCGTTGACCCGGTAGACCGACGAGCCTTGCACCACGATCGGGTCGCCCATCGAGGGCGGGTGCATCGCGCGGATACCACCAGCACCGGGCAGGGTTGCCAACAGGCGCAGCCCGGGCGTGCCGTACATGGCCGCGACACTTTGGGCACCGCCGCTCTGGTCAACGACCGGGAATAGGTTGATGCTGCGCTGCGCGTCGAGGCCTCGCGACCTCAGCGCGTAGGCGCCGCCGACGAATGGAATTTGCATAGGAATTGACCGTAAAAAAGCCCGCGGCTGCGGGCTGGTGGGTTTATTGCTGGACTGGCTGCTGCAGCATCTTGGCGAGCATGTTCCCGCTGACTTCGCCGCCGAGGATACCGACCCGGTTCGATAGAAGGAAATTGCGGGTATTGATCATCCCCACCAGGTCGTTCAAGCCGTGGAGCGCTGCGCCGCCTTCGGTGCCTTTCGACAGCAGCATGTTGCCCATCTGATCACGCACCTGCTGCGGTACCGCGACGCGATTCCACGCGTTCTTGGCCGCACCCGCAGCCGACAGCAGGTTGCCGGTCTTGGCCGCGCCGAACACTGCACCTGCGTCCGACAGCGCGGACATGTCGAGATCGCCCATGCCAGCCTGCCGGCCGGCAGTTTGCGAGCCTGCGCCGACGCTCTGCAGCCGCTTGAGGTGCGCTTCCTTGGCCACGCTCGAGGCGAACTCACGGTACCCGCGCTCGCTGCCGAAGATCGCCTTCAGCTTCTCCTGCGTGGCGGGCTCCTTCCACATGTTCATGATGTTGGTCTGCCCACCCTGGGTGCCCAGCTTGTTGCGCAGCCCCTCGTAGGCGCCGATCCGGAACGCTTCGCGCTCGATGTCGGACATGCCCTTGACCATCTTGAGGATGCCCGCCTCGTCCCGGTTGATGGCCGAGCGGCCGGCGTTCGCCGCATCGATCAGCGCCGACGGCGTCGAGTAGGCGGCGCGCGCTTCGCGGTACAGCGATGCACCGGTTTGCTGGTTCGTCGTCGCATCGTCGAGCGCGCCGACCAGCCGCGTCTTCAGTGCCTGGTAGGCGTGCCCGATCGGCGTCAGGGTGCCGTCCTGGTTCAATGCTTTGCGGCTGGCCAGCACCTGGTCGATACCTTGCTTGACGTGATCGAGGTCCCCCATGTTCCAACGGGAGGGCGCACTGCTGTCGAGCGTGAACGGCATCTGGCGCGCGGTGGCGATCTCGCGGCCGATCTTCGTCGCGCCCAGCTCATCGGCGGCCTTGACGATATCGGCCAGCTGCTGGGTCGGTTGGATATCGACCTGGCGCAGCTGGTTGTACAGCGGCGCCGACGCCTGCTCGCGGCGGTTCATCAGCGATTCGATCGTGGAGGGCAGGCGCTGCCCCTGCGTATCGAGCGCTTCTTCCGCCGCGTCGCGCAGGCGGGCGCCGACGCCGGCCGTGCGCTGGTGCAGCACGTTGTATGCCTGCTCCTTCGTCCGCCCTGGAAGAATGGTCAGGGTGTCGAGCAGCTGATTCGTGTTGCGGCCGCCGGCGTCGGCAACAGTCGCCTCGTCGCCCAGCTTGGCGAAGCGTGCCGCCGCCTGGGACAACGGGTTGGTGAAGCCGCTGGTGGCTAGCGTGCCGCGCGCATCCCGGGCCAGCGCTTCGGCAACCTTCTGCCTGGCGAACTCTGCGGCGCGGGTCTTCGAGAAGCGCTGGGCGACGTTGCTCGAAACCGCGCCGGCTGCGGCCAGCACCGGAGTACTGACGCCACCCACGGTTGCGCCGACCGCTGCGCCGCGTGCGCCGTCGGTGAGCATGCCGCCAAACGTGTCAGCATCCGATCCGGTCGCGCCGCTCACGCCGCCGTAGACTGCACCGGCCGC